CGAAATTGTCGACGTTGCCGCAGCAAATGATGTGGCGGTCGATTCGGTTATCAAGCTGTCTAACGCTCTTGCCAACTCTGGCGGCAAAGCAGAAAACGCCGGCAAGTTTCTTTCCTCGTTTACCAGCTTTGTAGACAAGGCCGCATCTGGATCGGACGAAGCGCAAAAGGCATTTGCCAAAGCCGGCGTTTCTCTTAAAGACTTGGCGACGCTTAATACAGAGCAACTGTTCGCCAAGACCGCGCAGAATATTGGCCAGATTGCCGATCCGTTGACGCGTAATGCGTTGGCGATGGATGTTTTTGGAAAAGCGGCAAAGGGCGTTGACTTTACGGCGCTGGCTCAAGGTCTACAGGAAACAACACAAGCCACGCAAGAGCAGGCCCAGGCGCTAAAAGACGCGGCAGAAATGTACGACCTGTTTGCTCAAACAGGGCGGAATGCATTGCAAATTGTTGCAATTGAACTTGGTCCGCCGTTGAAGGCCAGTATTGAATACATGAAAACTTTGGGTGTTGAAACCAAAGTTTTTGGCGAAGTAGCCAAAACAGTTTTTCAAACTGTCGCCATTTTGGGGATGAATCTTGCCTATGTATTCAAAACCATAGGCACAGAAATTGGCGGAATGGCTGCACAAGTTGCGGCCCTAATGCGTTTTGATTTTGAGGGCTTCCGCCAAATCCATAAAGAAATGGTCGCGGACGCTGAAAAGGCACGCCGCGAACTTGATGCCGCCGAAAAGCGAGTTATGGGCGGTGGCTCTAACGCTGGAGGTGGTGGCCGTCAAGGCATGGCGGTGCCTTCGATTGCAGATCAAGTTGCCGAATGGGAAGTCACCAAAAAACGCGAAATTCAGCAATCTAAAGAGGCACTACAGCAACAAAAAAAGCTGGAGCTATTTAGGCAAGAAATTGCATTGTCTAGGATGCTGGCCGACATTGACGCAAAACGGCTCGGGCTACAGATGGACGAAACCGCGTTGGGCAAAACGCTTTTCCAATATCTGTTAGATCAACTTACAACGCAAGAACAGCTCGCAAAGATTGAGAACAAGCGCAAGGTCGACCTAATACAAAATAAGGATGCAGCGGCAGACATTAAAAAAGCAATCAACGATGCTGCCGATGCTGAAGCCAAACGCGTCAAGTTGCTTCAAGAGGGCAAAGAAAAAATCTTGCAACAGCGCCTTGAATATGAGGCGCTTTTGTTGAAGATTGAAAATTCTTCCGATTTCATGCGGTCGGAGAAACGCCGCGCTGGCGAATCAGCCGCCGCTGGTCTTGCCAACGCAACAGAAAAAGCTGGTCAACAATTCGCATTCGGTCAATCAATTGATGAACAGACGCGCCAAAACAAATTGGCGAATGAGCGCGTCGAATATGAAATCAAAACTCTGTCGTTCAATCAGCGCCGGCGCATGGAGCTGATGGCTATGTACGACCTAGAGGTTCGCATCAATGAATTCCAAAGAACATCTCGCCGCCTTGGCGTTGACGAGGAAATTATCCAGCGACGGACCCAAGAAATTTACGAGTCTGGTATTCAAATGATTCGGCTGATTGAACAGCAAAAAGACGCGCAACGCTCGTTTAAATTTGGCTGGGATGAGGCATTCAGTTCTTACATGGATAACGCCACGAGCGCCGCAAGGGTTGCCGAGTCTATGTTCTCATCTCTTGCCAATAACATTGAGTCGGCAATTGATAGGTTTGTTAGAACGGGCAAATTGAAATTTGGTGATCTAGCACGATCAATCATTCAGGACATTATTGCGATCCAACTTAAGGCGCAGGCGTCGGCGCTGTTCTCAGCAATTGTTGGCGGGTCTGGAATCAAACTGTTCGGTTCTGAGCTTGGCGTGTCTCAATATTCTTTAACGCCTGGGGCAACACCTTATTCTGGTTTAGGTTTACGCGCCCGCGCTAATGGCGGAGACATTTCATCTGGCCAACCGTACCTCGTCGGCGAACGCGGCCCTGAGCTGGTGGTGCCTAGAAATTCTGGAACCGTGATTCCCAATCACGCGCTGGCCGGCGCAATGGGTGGCCAGGTGATTAATTACAACGGGCCAATCATTCAGAACATGAATGCCATCGACACGCAGTCGGGCATTGCGTTTTTGTCTAAAAACAAACAAGCGGTGTGGGCGGCTAATCAGTCGGCGCAACGCTCTCTACCTGTGAGCCGCTAAATGAGCCTGCAAACCATTCTTTCGATCTGCGAGTCGGTGGGCATCAATGACCAGCGATTCGTCGGCCAGACCCTGAGCCGCAACCAGAAAATCACCACCTCGGAGATTCTGACGGTGGTGCCTTTTGCGTTTGATATGCGGCCGATGAACTATCTGCTGTATTCGCAAAATCGCGGCACATTGAACCAACTGCGCCTGGCCGACAAGTCGCTGACGCAGTACCTCAATTTCGGTTCGACCGGCTGGCTAAATTACATCAAGTACCAAGGCGAGATGACTTCGGTCCAGATCGCCGCCTGCCAATGGCAGACCTCCAGCGCAAACAAAACGCTGGTGCTGGGGTCGCTGCCTAGCATTAGTTCAACGGCGTATCTGTTTAGAGTTGGCGATTTTGTACAGGTCGGCCTCTATTCGTACATTGTCACAGCCGATGTTCTGCGCGGCACAAACCCTACGGTGAACGTGCCGGTGCATCGCAACCTCATTTCAACGCTGGCATCCACAGTCGCCTGTGTGGCCGGCGAGTTTGGAACCACGGTAAGCATGGGCGGCACGACGTACACCGGCATCACGTTTCAGGTGGTGCTGCGGGACTACCCGACCTACACGCTGGTGCCAATGACGAACGATTCGTTTATTTCTTGGAACGGCACATTTAAAGCATTTGAGTCTGTCCTATGAACATCATTGCGCCTGTCGACAACACAAACAACATTCGTATTGCCGATTTTATTCGGATCAATAACGGCACAGACATTTTCCGGTTCACGACCGCGCCATCAAATCAACTTGTGCCGGCGGTCGACGCAACCGAGTTCAGCGCCGTCGGTACGCTAATCAAGGTCGGCAATGTTCAGCGCGACATTAAATCGACAGCCAACGAGACAACGGTAACGCTGGTCGGCATTGACACGGCAATGCTTGGTTTTGTGTTGGGGCAATCAATTAAAGGGTCGGCGATCCAGATGTGGCACGGGTTCTATGACACGACCGGCGCGCTCATCACCTCGGGCGGCTCTGGCGGTCTGTATCAGTTCTTTAGCGGCTACATCACATCGTTTCAGATCAGCGAGCAATGGATGGAAGAGGCGCGTATTTATGTCGGCACAATCAACGTCGCCGCGTCGTCTGTGCAACTGATTTTGCAAAACCGAATCGCCGGTCGCTACACCAACGACAACGCCTGGCAGTTCTTCAATCCTGGCGATACCAGCATGAATCGCGTGCCATTCATTCAGAACATCAATTATTACTTTGGCAAAGATGCCCCTGCGAATTCGTGAGGCGACGCCGGTCGATCTGCCGCAGCTACTGAATATGTTGCGGAAATATCGGGAGCAAACGCCGCTAGACTTTTTGTCCGAGGCCGATAATGCGTCTTACATCACGCAAATGCTGTGCGAAATCATGGCGGGCCGGGGGGTGGTGCTGGTGGCCGAGGACGATGGCCTGATGGGAATGTTGATTGCCGGCATTCACCCGAGCCGCTGGTCGCCGGCGCATCTGCTATTGACCGAGCTGGCCTGGTGGGTCGAGCCAAAACATCGAGGCGGGACCGCAGGGCACCGGCTTTTGAAACGATACATTGAGGCGGGACAAAAGATGAAAGAACAGGGGCGTATCTGCAATTTCTTCATCAGTAAGATGAGCAACAGCCCCAACCTAGACTACGGTCGCTTTGGGTTCAAATATTTAGAAGAATTTTGGGTGATGTAATGCCAGCTTCAATTGTTCTTAGCGCTATTTATGGCGATGCTCTTTTGGCTGCGGCAGCTCTTGGGTCTACTGGATATACAGCCGCTGCTTTTGCAATCAATATGGTTGCGTCTGCAATTATTAGCAAAGCATTCGGCCCTGAAAGCCCAAACTTTAACGACGCTCAAGGCCAGCCCAACCCTGGCAACAACCAGCAGCTAGGGCCAGCCGGCGACAACAAGGTGCCGGTGGTCTATGGCTCGGCCTATGTCGGCGGCATCGTTACCGACCTGAGCATCACCAGCAATAACCAGCAAATTTATTATGTGCTCACGCTGGCCGAGGTGACCAACACCGAGGGCCAGAACGGAGCCACGCCAGACACCTACACATTTGGAAATGTGTATTGGGGCGGTAAGCGATGCGTATTTGATCCAACAGATCAGTACAAGGTAACTGGCCTGCTGGACGAGTCGACCGGCATCACCGACACCACGGTCAACGGCAAGATCAATATTTACCTGTTTAGGAATGGCTCGTCGTCTGGCGTCAATACTGCTCAAACGGCCATTCAGATCATGCAATCGGCAAACTTGGTGTATCAATGGGATGCCACCAAGCTAATGAGCAATGTGGCGTTTGCCATCGTGCAGCTCACCTACAGCCAATCGGCCAACGTCACCGGCCTGCAACAGACCCGATTCCAGATCACCAACAGCCGCTATCGGCCAGGCGATTGTTTCTCTGACTTTCTGCTATCGACGCGCTACGGCGCGGCACTTGACGCCACGCAAGTCAACACAACATCGTTTACCGATCTGAATACCTATTCGGATCAAATGATGACCTACACGCCATACACGGGCGGCAGCTCAACTCAAACGCGCTTTCGCTTTGACGGCATGGTTGACACCAACCAGACCATCATGGCCAATATGCAAGCGATGGCCGCGTGCTGCGATTGCCTCATCAAATACAACGAGATTCTCGGGCAATGGGGCGTGATTGTTCAATCGCCGACCTACACGGTTGTCATGGACATTAACGATTCAAACATGGTGTCGGCCATCCAGGTCACACCGATTGATCTGTCGTCGTCCTATAACGTCGCCGAGGTCAAGTTCCCGGACGGCACGGCAAAGGACGCATTTAATTCGGCCACATTCGATTTGGCGGTGGTCAACCCGTCATTGCTTTACCCTAACGAGCCGGTCAACAAGCAAACAGTCACGCTCGGCCTGGTGAATAACTCGGTGCGCGCGCAATACATCGCTAACCGATTCCTCGAGGGCGCTCGGGAAGATTTGATTGTTAAGGTCGACGTCAATTTTTCCGGTATTCAACTCGAGGCCGGCGACATTGTGACGGTGACCAACGCCAACTACGGCTGGACCGCAAAGCTGTTTCGCATCAGTCAAGTTACCGAGACATTCACCGACGATGGCCAGATCACGGCCAGCCTTACCCTGCAAGAGTTCAACCCGGCGGTGTACGACGACGTTAACGTCACACAGTTTACCCCGGCACCTAACACCGGCATTGGCTCGCCGCTGGGCTTTGGCACGCTCTACGCGCCGACAATTACCAATGTGCAGATCAGCAACCCGGTGCCATCGTTTGACATTGCGGTCACAGCCGCGAGCAACGGCATTGTTCAGTACGCCAACGTCTACTATTCGCTCTACTCCAGCCCGACTGATTCGCAACGCATCTTTATTGGCACGACAGCGGTTAACCCTGGCGGCAATCCCTACAATCCGTCGTCGTCAATGGGCGTTCTGACGATCAACTCGCTGCCGCAAGGTGATTGGTATTTCAGCGTCAAATATGTCAACGCGCTTGGCGAATCCAATTTCTCGCCGTCGTCGTCGGTGTTCCAATGGCGACCGCTAACCTTGCAGTACACCGAGCGCTGGCTGGCGGTGGCCTATGCCGACAACGCGACCGGCACTTCGGGGTTCAGCTATAACCCGCGCAACAAAGCCTGGTTTGGTCTGTATAACAACGACACGGCCAACGGCGGGACCGACCCGACGCTCTACACTTGGTACAGCGTTGCCAACTTCGGCACGACTAACTACCTGCTGTACGCCAATCGAACAAACCGCAAGTTCAGCTTTAACGTTGGCAACGCCGGCTACGTCAACCTCGGCGGCGCATTTGTGCCGACGGCCACATCAATCTATGACAGCAATGTGTGGTCTGGCCTGGTGGACCCGTCTGGCGCTCTGCAAAGTTTTATTGACCTTGACGCGCGAACCGGCCAGACGATCATTGCAGGCACTACATCCAACAACCTAAACGACGGTTTCCTTTCGGTCACCAACAACGTCGACGGAACGATGCGAGTCAACTTGCAGGAGTTCCTCAATTTCGGCTCTGGCATCTACACGAAATCGTTTTCTGCGGCCACGTTAACGATTGACGTCTATGGTCGCGTCGTTGGGTTCCAAGAACAAGACCAGTTTTTCTACACCGAAACGGTTTACACGGCTACCGGTGGACAGACCTCGTTTAGCAACACGCACACCGTTGGCTGGATTCTGGTGTTTAGAAACGGCGTCTTGTTGGACCCAACCGAATACTCGGAGACGTCGACCACGGTGGTTATGGGAACCGCGTGCGTTGCCGGCGAAACGGTGGTCATTATTTATATGCGCGGCGTTAGCACCTCGGCAGCTTATGAGGCGCTAAACATCACCATCGCCAGCAGCACGACAAACTCAATCACCTACACCGGCGCGCCGTATCAGATCATCAACGCCGGCGATCTGCTGACATTCACTAACAGCGGGACGCCGACCACCTACACGGTGTCGACGATCAACACCAGCACCAAGGTCATTACTTTTACCGGCACGATTGCCGGAGCGACCGCAGGCAACAGCGTTTACCGCTACCGCGCCGCCAGCTCTAACTATGCGCCGTTCAGCCGCTATGACCAAGATGTAACCGGCATCACCTTGTTCACGCCGACTGCCTACGCCATTCAAAACGGTGCAGAGTCGATCTACGTTAACGGCAGTCAAATCAATGAGATTGATTACAACATCACCGGCAGCACAATCGATGGGTTCCCTGCGCCGCTGACAGGCCGGTTTACGATTATTCAGTACGCACCAAATAACTTGGCGGTGCCGGCCAGCAACATTGCCAACACGACGGCATACAGTTCCAACGGCCAGACAACGTATCCGTTTGCCTCTAATCCTTTGAGCATGGAGGTCTACGCCAACGGCGCGATTTTGGCCAAAGGCAGCAGTTACGATTACACGGCCAGCGCCGCAAACTACATTCTCACGACAGCATTCAACAACGACGTCACCCTGCTTAACCAGCAGACATTCGCACGAAACGGAGCCGCCTAAATGACGCAAGCCTATAACCTTTCCCAGCTCGCCAACAACCTCAACACCAGCGGCCAGCTAGACGCCACCGACGGCTTGGTTAATGCTGTGCCTGTGGCCAACGGCGGCACGGGCGTAAGTTCAGCCGCAGCCGCAGCCGCCTTTTTTGGAGGCATTTTGTATCCGGTTGGTTCTATTTATATCAACGCAACAAACAGCACCAACCCTGGCACCTTGCTAGGTTTTGGCACTTGGGCTGCATTTGGTGCTGGTCGGGTTCCGGTTGGTTTTGATTCTGGTAATGCCCTGTTCGACACAGCAGAGGAAATTGGCGGTAGCGCCGATGTGGTCGTTGTGTCGCACACGCACACGGCAACTTCAACCGTCACCGATCCGGGTCACAATCATACCTATGAGCAGCCCAGCAATACCTTCATTCAGGGCTCTATTGGCGGTACTGGTCTAACCAACAAATTTACTGGGAATACGGGCTCTAGAACAACGGGCATAACCGTAGCTACTACGGTTGCCTCTACTGGCTCGTCCGGAACCAACGCCAACTATCAACCGTACATCACGGTCTATATGTGGAAACGGACCGCGTAAGCCAAATTTCAATTGCCGCGAATTTATGGGCGATGCGATAATCGCCCAACAAGACACGACAACGTGAACCCGCAGAAAGCGGGCGGCGTCACCACCTGAGAGCAGGGAAAAGTCATGGCTATTTTCAACAAGAACACGCTGGCCCAGGTCAGCGGTTTTGACAATCCGATCCTGGCCGGCGAACTGGTCTGGGATCAGCAGACCTACTGGAATCTGACGTTTACGTCTACGTCTGGGCCGGTCAACCTCACCGGCGCGACGATTGACGCGCAGATTGTCCGGCGGCAGGTCACGAACATTATCGATACCCGCAACGGGCTGACGTTCGATATTGCCGATTACACGCCTACGCCGGCGGCTATCCCTCTCACGATCACCAACATCAATGCGGCCGCTGGCACTTGCACGCTGGTGATTGATGCCGGTGCCTGGTCGCTTATGTCGACCGACCCGCAGCTCGAAATCAATGCGACCAGTTGCGTCGGCTACTCGGGCCGGGTCAAGGTTTCATTCCCGGCATCTGGCCCTACGCCGGCCGATGATATGGTGATTTTTCTGCTGTTCCTCGTTCGTTCGGATGGTGTGGTGGTCCTATGAGGGTCACAGTCGGCGCAACGTCCGACCCTATCGTTGTCGGCGTAACA